AGTGTTATATTTTTGGGGTGACTATATTCATTCATCACAAACATTTAATTTATACTTTAATACAATAAATAGTAAACCTCCATCACCTAATAAACAATATACTAGCTTTGTATTTGACTCAACACCTTATTATATTGGATTTGGGGCAGCCACAGGTGGATCACAGGATTATCATAATATTTTGAACTGGAATCTAACTTTCACATAAAATAAATCAAAATACCAACTATAATTTTTATTTATATATTTATCGGTAATGGAATTTTTCATCAAAAAAAATACTTCTTTACCACTTTTGAAGGTCGAATTGACCAAAGATGGTGTAAATATGTTCACCGATTTTATGGATGATCTTGAAAAGGCGACCATATTCTTTTCTATGAATGATGTTGCAACAGGAACAAAAAAAGTGGTGAATCAAAGAGCCTTTATAACCTCCAAAGATTTTTCTGAACCTGAAACAAATACTGAATATTATATCTATTACAAGTTTAAATCTCAAGACACAAATAGGGTTGGGAGATATGAAGGTGAATTTTTTATATCAATACCAGGTAAAGGAGTTTTGAAAACACCAATCAGGGAACCCCTCTTTATAAATGTCAAAGATTCAATTGATTTAACCATCTGATTTTTCTATTTTTCTTTCAAAAGGTAAATGTCGTATGTTGCGACAGCAAATAAGCCATCATGAAAGAAGCACCATCGCCCGAAATTATCAAATCCTTCTTGGAAGGAAGTGACCCCGAAGAATTCATCGTTTCAGTTGAATTTGATTTTGTAAATGATTGTATATATAAAATCAAAGAGATCCCTGGTCGTGGTAAAACGATTCAAAGGGACAACTTTATTGCATTTGCTTGGGTCGGAGATTTACGATCCATTAAATTTTATGGTGGGTCAAAGGAGGCACAACAAAAAGCAATCCGAGAACATAAAATTGTAATCGAAAAACTTGAAACACATGGTAATGATCGTCTTGAACGAGGTCTTACTTTTATGGTCAAATGTTTAAATGGTTATAGAAGTTTGATCAAGTTTTTCCGTGACGGAGGTCTTGATCCTTATGGAGAACACACAAGAGAAAAAGTTCTGATTTTACCCCCCGTTGAACAATATCTAATTCAAAAGGAAAAGAGACTCTTTAAAGGATTTACAGAATATAACGAAATTACTCGTTTTGTTTTCGACTTGGAGACGACCTCTTTGGAACCAAAGGATGGTCGGATCTTTATGATTGGTATGAAAACAAATAAGGGTTTCCACCGAGTCATCGAATGTCATGATGACGAGTCGGAAAAAGAAGGAATCATTGAGTTTTTTAAAGTTATTGACCAACTCCGTCCTTCAATCATTGGTTCATACAACGGATTCAACTTCGACTGGTTTTGGATCTTTGAAAGGTGTAAGATTTTGGGTCTTGACATCAAACAAATCTGTATTTCTCTAAATCCTGAACGAAAGATCTCTCAAAAAGATGGAATGTTAAAACTCGCAAATGAGGTTGAAAGATTTACTCAAACATCTATTTGGGGATATAATGTCATTGATATTATTCATTCTGTAAGACGAGCTCAAGCAATCAATTCTGATATCAAGTCAGCGGGTCTTAAATATATTACCAAATATATCGGAGCGAACAAAGAAAATCGTGTGTATCTTGAACATACCGAAATTGGTCCATTCTATCGTGACAATGATAATTTTTGGTTGAATATTCAAAATGGGAATTGGAGAAAAGATAAGGAAGATTATAAGGATTTGGATGTTCGGTTTCCCGGTGTTTATGAAAAGGTCACGGGAATGGAACTTGTTGAGAAATATCTTGACGGTGACTTGGAGGAAACTTTGGTTGTGGATGAAGAGTTCAACCAAGCGTCTTTCCTTCTTGCGTCCATGCTCCCAACCACATATGAACGGGTTTCGACGATGGGAACCGCAACCCTTTGGAAGATGCTTATGCTTGCGTGGTCATATAAACATAAATTGGCAATACCTGAAAAGGGAGAGAAAACAAATTTTGTGGGAGGTCTTTCTCGTTTGATTAAGGTGGGTTATTCAGAAAATGTCTTGAAGCTTGACTTCTCTTCCCTATATCCTTCTATCCAACTTGTGCATGATGTGTTCCCTGAATGTGATGTTACAAACGCAATGAAGGGTATGCTTAAGTTCTTCCGTGACACTCGTATTCAATATAAACAACTTGCTGAGGACAATTATTCAACCAATCCCAAGTTGTCATCTCAATATAACAGGAAACAACTTCCAATTAAAATCTTTATCAACTCCATGTTCGGGGCTTTGTCAGCACCACAGGTCTTTCATTGGGGTGATATGTATATGGGTGAACAGATTACATGTACGGGAAGACAATACCTCCGTCAGATGATTAAATTCTTCATGGATAAAGGATTTGACCCCCTCGTTATGGACACCGATGGTGTAAACTTCTCGTCTCCACCTGAAGTAGAGGACTATGAATATGTGGGTAAAGGACTCAACTGGAAGGTAGAAGAAGGTAAAACATATAAAGGAACCGAAGCTCATGTTGCAGAATACAACGACATTTATATGAGGGGTGAGATGGCTCTTGATACGGACGGGGTTTGGCCTTCTTGTATCAATGTTGCCCGAAAAAACTATGCATTGGTCACGGCAAAAGGAAAAATCAAACTTGTTGGGAATACAATCAAATCAAAAAAACTTCCAATCTATATTGAAGAATTTATTGACAAAGGATTAACAATGTTGCTTGCTGGTGACGGTGAGGGGTTTGTAAATTACTATTACGATTATATTGATCGGATCTATAACCGGCAAATTCCACTTTTTAAAGTCGCAAACCGAGCAAAGGTCAAACTATCTATTGATGACTATATCAAAAGATGTGGGATGAAAACTGCGGCGGGAAACCCCATGTCCCGTATGGCACATATGGAACTTGCAATTAAAGAAAACCTGAAGGTTGATCTTGGTGACATTATTTATTATGTGAATAACGGAACTCGTCAATCTCACGGTGATGTCCAAAAGAAAAAAGATGATCTGATAATTAATTGTTATCGTCTTGATCCAATCGATATTGAAAACAATCCCGATAAGGTTGGGGAATATAATGTTCCAAGAGCAATAAACACATTCAACAAACGACTTGAACCCTTGTTGGTTGTGTTCGATGATATTGTTAGGGAACACCTTTTGATTGACAACCCAAAGGATCGTTATTTCTTCACAAAAACGCAGTGTAAACTCCTCAATGGTAAGCCTTTGGGTGAGGGTGATCAGGACTCATTGGATGAAGTCCTTACAATTTCAGAACAAGAATTAATTTATTGGCAAAAGAGGGGGATCTCTCCTAACTATATCTATGACCTTGTCGGTGAAGAGATGGTTAGTTCCACTTAATACCGTCAGAACCTAAGATATACCAGTTTCCTCCCATGTATTGGAAATGGACGGCGGTTCCCTTATTGATTTCAAGTTCTGAATATTCTTCATCAATCAAACCCTTGTCAGGTCTAATGATGGTTTTGGTAAGGGATTTTACAACAATATTATCAGTAGTCTGTGAATTCAAAAGTAAGTTACAGGTGTTAACTTTTTTTACTAAAAGAACTCCTTCTCCGTTTGTTGTATAATTTTCGTCAGAAATAATGGAAATGTTGGATGTTTTTACAAATTTTCCATCAATAAATTTATAAACGGGTGTGGATTTTAAAATACTCATATTAAATTGAATAAATGGAATATGGGAATGCTCTATATTGAAGGGATTTATTCAAGTTTTCCGCCTCTAAAGCTTGTCTTTCCATCATTTTGTCAGGTCTCAACCTCTCTAAACGGAGGGTTAATTCCTCCAAAAGTTTGGATTTTTCATCTTTAGCTTCAGTTAATAAAGAATCATACTCAAGTTGTAATTCTGAATCTGGTGTTTTTAAATTACCACTGAATTTACCCCTCACTCTACCCAAAGTTTCTTTTACATAAGCAACAAACCATCTTCTAACCCAAGTTTTAGAAGGTGAATTAAGTTCGTCCCATGTAACAGTATCAATCGGAATGTCTGATGGTAATTTTACAATGTCAGGATTGTTTGCTAAACATTCGTTTCGATCTTTATTACTTGTATCATAATACCAATACCAAACTCTGTATTGGTTTCTTTCAAGGTTTCCAAAGTCAAATGTTCCACCAGGAACATTCATAAGATGAATTGCCTTTTTACCATCAGGAAGTGCGGTTATTCTATATGTGAGATCACTACCAATAATTCTTTGTTTGATATTTCTATCTTGCATACGAAGTAAAAGGTCAAAACCTGGCATTAGGAAGTAGTTTCCTTGAACACCAAACTGTGCGTAACCTGCAGGACCTCCAAGACCCATCCCCCCGAAACCACCAAAACCACCCAAGAATGGATCAATAAATCCTCCATTTAATTCTGCAACAGTGAACCACAAAAGTTCGTTTACTTCTCTGTTTTTGGGAATTTCATAAATTTGTTGATTTGAAACCAAATCAATATAATCTTTTTCCAAAACCCAATCTCCACCAGCTTGAAGACCAACAATTTTAGAATATGCGTAAGTATATTGGGTTGCCCAATCCAAGTTTCTTGTGATAAAAGCCTTTGTGAGGGATTGTTCATCAAGATTTAATCCATATAGAGAGGTCCATTGAGATTCAATCAACCATTCGTTGATATATTGTGAATAATCTTGTATTGCAAATTCTAAAAGAGAATCCATTTGTTCCTCTTCTATTTCAATACTTCTTAAGGGAGCACCTAAAAGGTGTAAAACTCTTTTATATAAAGTTTCTCTCTCTTGTTGACTGATTCCTGCCATTTATCTTTTATTGATAAATATTACAGTTCCATCTTATTTTCTTTTGGGAATCTATAATCACCTTGAGATATATCCATACCGGGTGTATGGAATACTAAAATGTCTCTATTTTTTGATATAAAACCCATTAAATCAGTTGTATATTTTTTAACAGCAGCACTTCCTTCAACAATATGAAAATTTTCTTCATTCAATCTTGTCGTTGAAAATGGTTTGACTTGTATTGTATATGGAGTTCCATCAATAGTGATCCTTCCATCTATACCTTTAAAATCATCGGCAGCTCCGAGTCCACTTGTTACACTAATCTCAACCCTATCCCCCAACCTTTCCTTCAAAACTTCAAAAAAAGCATCCTCATTTAACTTTCCTTTTTCAAATTTCGCTCCCAAAATTTTGAATACCTCATCCAAAATCCAACCCTGTGTAATTTGTGGACTATATGCCTTTAACATACCCAAAAATCTATTGAAATTTCTGTTGAATACTTCCATATCCGAAGTTTTGAAATCTAAAGGTTCCCAACCCTTTTCTTTTGACACTTTGTTCATTAATAAAACGAAAAAACACATCAGAGAATAGTTGGTATTTGCGAGATTCAAAACCGACCTTCCTGGCCTTTCTACATCATAAAACCCATATTGGGTATTTGTTTCCCTATTACTTTCTTTCCAATTTTCGTAGTATTTGTATTTCAAAACATCAAAAATAACTTTTGAATAAAGTTTGATTTGATATGGTGACAATCTATTATAAACAACTTGTTTGAATTTTGGACTTTTGCAAGGACTAACGGAATTTTGTTCCAACAACACTTTTGATTCCCTTATTTGTTCCTTCGTTTCAGTAGTTGAAGAGGTTCTTTTGATTTGTTCGGAATATAGTTTGTTTACAAATTCCCAATTTATAACCTTCCAAAAGTTTTGAACATATTCATCTCTTTTGTTTTTGTATTTCAGATAATAGGCGTGTTCCCAAAGGTCCAACCCCAAAAGTGGATAACCTCCGTTCTTCACCAAATTCATCAATGGATTATCTTGGTTTGATGTACAAACAATTTTTAATGTGTTTCTTTTGGTTAAAACCAACCAACACCAACCCGATCCGAACTTTGTGGTTGCTCGGTTCATAAATTTATTTTTGAAATTCTCGTAAGAACCAAAATCTTTTCTGATTCTTTTCAAAATTTCACCATGAATACTTTGTTTTTCGGGGGTCAGCATTTTCCAGAACAAAGCGTGGTTGAATGTACCACCTGCGTTGTTTCTGATTGTGGTATTATATCTTGAAATGTTTTTTACAATATCTTCAAGATTTACATCATCTTCTCCTAACTTTTTTAAAGCCGCGTTTAAATTTTTAACATATCCTTTGTAATGTTTGTTGTAATGAACATTCATTGTTTCGGGATCTATAAATTTCCTTAAAGATGTGTAACTGTAAGGTAAATTTTCAATCCCTATGGATTTCATCTCTGTTAAGAGTGGGTTCTCCTCGTTGGGAGTTTGTTCGGCTAAAATGATTTGGTTTCTTAAAATTTCTGATTTTTGTTCTATGGACATAACTGAAAGGTTTGTCTATAAATATTACGAGAAATGTTCCGTAATTAAATTCAAAATTTCTTCTGCCACGGTTCCTGTGTCAATATTGTCACCCATCACTGTTTCGAAAATATTCTTTTTTCTTGAAAGTATGTCATAAATTTTACCTTCTATTGTATTTTCAAAAATTGGATAATAAATGCTCACCCCTTTGTTTTGACCAATTCTATAAGCCCTATCTTCAGCTTGTGAATGATCTGAAGGGACAAAAGACAAATCATTCATAATTACAACTTCGGCCGCTGTCAAGGTTATACCAACACCAGCCGCTTTCAAATTACCGACAAATACTTTGACTTTATCATCGTTTTGGAATCTATCAACCGCCTCTTGTCTTTGATTTTTAGAACAAGATCCATCCAAATAAACACAATCTTTTTTGAAATAATCAACAAACTGATTTAAGGTGTCGGTGAAGTTTGTGAAAATAATTACCTTTTTTTCTTGATCAATCGATGAGTTTGCAATCTCAATTGTGTTTTTGATTTTTTCTTGAGAGATAATTTGTCTTACCTTCATCAATTTGGAAAACTGAAGAGCCAAGGATTTTGATTCTTCATTGTTCCTATACCAATCAAAATATTCACCCATCAACGCCTTATAAGTGTCAGACTTAAGGTTAAGATAAATTGGTGTTATGATTTTATCGGGTAGATCCAAAATTTCTTCTTTTAATCTTCGGAGGATTGTATGTTGTGTTCGGTCTCTTAATTCCTCCAAGTTTGACGACCCATTTACATTCCATATTTTCCTGTTTCCCGCCCTGAATTGGAATCCATCACAATATCGTCTCACATAAGCCATCCAATTTTGAGCAACGGGAGAATCAACAAGTTCCAAAAGATTGAAATAATTAATCGGACGAGATGTTAAAGGTGTCCCCGTCAACAACCAAACCTTTCCAATTTTATTTGCAACATCATTACACAATTGTGTTCTTGCTGCCTTTTTATTTTGAATGTAATGGGCTTCGTCAATGATTACTAAATCGAAGTTTTCTTTTACGATCACAGAATTTTCCACATTTTCTGAATCGTGAAAGTTTTTGATGATGTCATAATTTACAATTACAAAATCTGCACTTTCCCACTTCTTTCCTTCAACAATAGAAATACTACGATCGGTATAGTTTTGAATTTCTCTATACCAATTTATCTTTAAAGAGGCGGGACAAATAACCAATATCTTTTTTGATCCTGATTCAAGGGATGCAATCACGGTTGAAGTGGTTTTACCCAACCCCATATCATCAGCGAGAATAAACCTTTCATTTGCCACAAGTTTTTCGATTGCAAGTTTCTGATGATCCATAGGTGGTCTCACCGAATACTTTTCATAATCTATTTCTACTTGTTTTTCTTTTTTCAGAAGACTTGCCTTAGGTAGGTAAAAATCGTGTAGTTCCTCACTTTCAAAAAACTTACCCCAAACATGATAAGATTTATCACCATCCACCAATAATTTCTCAATATAAACTCTTTTAGGTGGTTCAGAAAGAAGTTTGTCTGCGAATATCTTTTCAGAAAAATAAAAATCTATATCAACCCACTTTCTTGCGATTTTGGGAGTTGTTTGATGATTTTGTATGATGTAATCAGATTGATTCCGAGAAAGTTTGAAGTTTTTTTGATTATTGTAACTTTTTTTTAGTTTCAATATGAAGTTGTTGGAACCTTCATAAGTTTCCAATATCGCCATTGCTTTTCTTTCTGGTAGAGTATCTAATTTTTCCAAAACCACAATATATAAACCTAAAAATAGAAAAATATACTATATTTATCAATAACATGGAAGGTTTAATAAAAAAAATATTAAGGAATTATAAGAAAAAACAGTTCGAAGGTCCTGCCATTTTGAGTAACTTTCAATTCCTCAATACCGCGTATAAATTTATGGACTTTGAAGTGGATGGGTCTAATTGGTATGCTCTACCTCAGGATGTTGCATTGGAAATCCATAAACTTCGTGACACAATAATCTTAATTAATCCTATCACAAGAGATTGGTTTTTTGAAATAGAAAGTGGGAAAGATTTGTGGGTCAATAAAGATTTTACAAAAAAATTCATGAGTTTTTTTAAGATTGAAAAGCCTGAATATCAAGAATTTTTAAAGTTTTGGATCAAAGATAATACGGGTATTGACATAAAAAATATACTTCACCACAACTCGGTTTCAACATATATAACTGATAAATTTTTGGAACACGGAATTATAGTACAAACAATTCAATAATTTGATATTTATTGAGTATGAGTAAAAGAGTTCCAATAAATCGTCTTTCTAAATTTTTTGGTGACAAAGACTTCAACTTGGAGTTGGAGATGGGTCAAGAGTGGTTGTACGGTGATATGAACTTTACTTTGGTTCTATATCAAGTCGACCAATCAAAAACCAAAAAAAGTAACGTGTATGGTGAAGCCGACGAAGATGGGATTGTTTATAAAACACCTGTCGAATTCAAGGGGTTTGTGAGAGTTGCCGAACCAGTAAATGAAAATGTTGGTCAAACAAAGTTGAGAAACTTACAGGCGGGGAACATTCAAATATCAGTTTATCTTTCAGAATTAGAAGAACTTGGTATCGATATCAGATATGGAGATTATATTGGTTATTACGAAACAGAAAGTAGAGTTAGATACTATACCGTTGTCAATGACGGCCGTGTAACTTCCGACAATAAACATACTTACGGTGGTGTTTATCCTTATTATAGGACAATTACCGCAGCCCCCGTCAAGGAAAATGAATTTAGAGGAAACTAATGGGATTTCCAAAAAAAATAAAAAAAGACATCAAACTCACTCAAGACAAAATTTTGTTTGAGAGAAGAGAAGAATTGGTTGATTTCATCAAGGAGGATGGAACTTATTTACCTAAAAGTATTCTTCACGAAGATCTTGATTTGGGGATGTTGGAATTTGTTAAGAACGAGTTGGGTACTGTAGTTTCAGGAAAGAAAATACCAACAATTGATCTTATAATTACAACTCAAAACTGGGCACAATTTGCCGAGACATGGGATTTTACGGATCTTGATGAAAATATTAATCCTCCATTTGTAACTACAGTAAGAAATCCTGATGTGAAGTTTGGAACCAATCCTTCCTTAAAATATAACATCCCAAACAAAAAGATGTTTTATTATGCAAAAGTTCCAACTTGGGACGGAAACAGAAAAGGGATGGATATTTACAAAATACCACAACCCGTACCTGTTGATATAACATATAATGTAAAAATATTTTGTAATCGTATGACCGAGTTGAACGCGTTTAATAAAACGGTTATTTCAAAGTTTGCTTCAAGACAGGCTTATACTTTTATAAAGGGACATTACATTCCGATTATTTTAGAGAACATTTCTGATGAATCCGCATTGGATTTAGAAAAAAGAAAATATTATGTTCAAGATTATACTCTAACAATGCTTGGATTCTTAATCGATGAAAAAGAATTTGAGGTCTATCCTGCGGTTAATAGAATACTTCAAATGATAGAGGTGGTTCCTGCAAAAAGAAAAAGACAAAAGTTTGTTATTCCTGATTTAAGAGATACTGACTTTTCTTTTTCATATTTAAATGGATTAACATCCTTAAGTCAAAAATTTGATTTTAATGCCGATATTACCTTCAACGATCTTATTAATGTGGAGGGATATTATGTATATGTGAATAATGAATATTTTGCAGAAAACCCTTCTGTTGTTTTTGTGAATAATGGTGATGTAATGACTGTTGACATTAGAAAGGTTGATGATGGTGAAGACAGTCAGATTTTAGTTACCTCAAAACTTATTTAATTATTCACCGTATATATCTTTCTTTTTTTTGCAGTTATCAAAAATAAGTTTTTCAATAAACTTATGAATTTTCATGCCGTTTTTTTGACAATAGTTTTTCAATATAAGATGATGTTCTTCTGATATTTTGATATTCTTCATGGTAAAAATATACCTCTAATCATTCAAAAATCAAGGATAAAAAAGTAAGAAAAAATTATCTTTTCTGTAAGATTTGTTCTAATGACCCGTTCTTTTGGAATTTTTCATAATATTTATGAAAAAATAAAAGTAAAGAATTTTTAATTAAAAAATGGCAACAGCAAATTCAGTTTTCGTCTCTCCTGGTGTTTATACTTCGGAGCGTGACTTATCATTTGTGGCTCAAAGTGTTGGTGTAACAACCTTAGGTCTTGTCGGTGAAACACTTCAAGGTCCCGCGTTTGAACCCGTATTTATCAGAAACTATGACGAGTTTCAATTATACTTTGGTGGAACAAACCCAACAAAGTTCGTCAATACACAAATCCCAAAGTATGAAGCAGCATACATTGCTAAAGCCTACTTACAACAATCAAATCAATTATTCGTAACAAGAATTCTTGGTCTTTCAGGTTATGATGCGGGACCATCATGGTCTTTGAAAACAATTTCAAATCCTGATGTTGATACGGTTGGTCTTTCATCTAACGCAGGTTCATTCGGATTCTCTTTCGTTGGTACAACAGCAGGAACTTCAAGTATTGTTGTTACATTCACAGGTGGATCCGTAAGTTCATATGTGACAAATGTCACTGGTAACACTGTTACTTTTGCAAATGGAACTTCTTCTACTATTTTGGATGAGATTGAAGGATTCGCTTTTGACATTATTTCTAACAATTCACTTTCAGGTAATACGGCATATGTGTTCGGTTCTCTCTCAGGTGGATCATATAACGCATTGACAGGAGCTGGTTTCACCGCACTAACAAATGTTTTTGATTGTGATAATTTAAATGCTACTCTTGCTGATTTTACAAATGTAAATAATGATACATGGTATTATGGATTATTTGAATTGAATGGAAGTAGTTACACAGGACTTTCATTCTCTACAAGAATTTCAACTCTCACCAAAAATAGTACTGGTTCATATACAGGTACTTGTAATGTTTTGGTTAATACATACACCGCGGATACTTACTCTGACGCACACAACTTGATCGTTGCAACATTTAGATCAAGAGGTATTTCACAATACAATGATAATAACAACCCAACCTATCAGGTTACAGGTACAACTGATGTTGTAATGTTGGACAACTTGGATGGTATTTCACAAGATCCATTCAATAACTTTACACTTTCAGGTATTACAAGTGACGCAACTACATTTAGTTTCCAAACTTCTTTACAGTCATCTGCTACTGATTTCTTATCAAAAGTTTTTGGAAGATCAAACTTCTCAAAAGACAGAACAGAGGTTCCTCTCTTCTTGGAAGAAGAATACACTGCACTTTTGGCAAACCTATATAACTTGGGTAAAGTTAGAGGTCTTTCTACAGATTTAGTAGCGTTTGATTCCGCACAAAGTTTGGATCCCGACACAATTGGATGGTACGCTGAACAATACCAAACACCAGCAACACCTTACTTGGTTTCAGAACTTCGTGGTGATACTGTTGAAAAATTGTTCAGGTTTATCTCAATCTCTGACGGTAATAATGCAAACAAACAAATTAAGATTTCGGTTTCTAATATTTCTTTTGCAAATAATAACTTTGATCTTTTGGTCCGTGACTTCTACGACACAGACGAAAATCCAACTGTTCTTGAGAGATTTGCAAACTGTACAATGGATGCCACAAGTCCAAGTTACATAGCTATTAAAGTTGGAACCGCAAATGGTGAATACGAGTTGAAGTCAAGTTATATCATGTTGGAGATCGTTGAAGGTCATCCATATGACGCACTTCCTTGTGGTTTTGAGGGTTACATCTCAAGAAACTACTCAACAAACATCTCACCATCTTTGATTTATAAGACTCAATACTACACACCGGGTCAAGTTGTTTATACACCTCCGTTCAACACACCAGTTCTAACCGCATCAGGTGGAGCATCAAGTGTTAGAAGTTCAGGTGACAAAGTTAGAAGAACATATCTCGGTATTTCAAATATTCAAGGATTTGATGCTGACTTCTTCTCATACAAAGGTAAAGTTTTACCTGATAATATTGCAACTGACACAACATCTGCTGATTGGAACTACCTCACACAAGGTTTCCACATGGACATTAACGCAAGTGCAATCACTATCCCAAGCACTTATGTTACTTCGGGTCAGACAGCTTACCAGTGTGGAACTGCAACATTCCAAGCAGAACCAACTTCATCTACAAGTCCTTACTACAAAATTTTCTCTCGTAAATTCACTATTTTACCAGCAGGAGGTTTTGACGGATGGGACATCTATAGAGAATACAGAACAAATGCGGATTCTTACCAACTCGGGGATACAAAATACTTACTCGGAGCGGCACCATCAGCACAGTTCCCAAATGCATCAGGATGGGGAGCGTTTAAGAAAATCACAGACGGTGAAAATACAGAGTGGGCAAACACCGACTACTACGCATATCTCAAAGGGTTCCAAACATTTAACAACCCAGCGTCAGTTAATATCAATGTGTTTGTAACTCCTGGTATTGATTATGTAAATAACTTGGCTCTCGTTCAAGACGCTATTGATATCGTCGAACAAGACAGAGCTGACTCAATTTACATCACAACCACACCTGACTTTAACATGTTTGTTTCTTCAACTTCAGATCCTGACGACACCATCTATCCTACAGATGCTGTCAATAATCTTGAAGATAGTGAAATTGATTCAAACTACACCGCAACTTACTATCCTTGGATCTTGGTTAGAGACACCGTTAATAACACAAACCTCTGGATTCCACCTACATCTGAAGTTGTTAGAAACCTTGCTCTTACAGACAACATCGCGTTCCCTTGGTTCGCATCGGCAGGTTACTCAAGAGGTTTGGTCAATGCAGTTAAAGCGAGAAGAAAACTCACACAAGAAGATAGAGACATCCTTTATCAAGGAAGACTTAACCCAATTGCGACCTTCTCTGATGTCGGACCTGTAATTTGGGGTAACAAAACTCTTCAAGTCCGTGAATCTGCGTTGGATAGAATTAATGTTAGAAGATTGTTGTTACAAGCAAGAAAGTTGATTTCGGCTGTAGCTGTAAGACTCCTCTTCGAACAGAACGACCAACAAGTCAGACAAGATTTCTTGGATGCGGTCAATCCAATCCTTGATGGAATCAGAAGAGATAGAGGTTTGACAGACTTCCGTGTGACAGTCTCTTCTTCACCTGAAGACATAGACAGAAACCAATTAACCGGTAAGATTTATATCAAACCAACAAGATCTCTTGAATTCATTGATATTGAATTTGTAATTACTCCGACAGGAGCTTCTTTTGAAAATATCTAAATAACTTTAAAAAAAGGGGGAGAGTAAAATCTCCCCCTTTCTACTATTACTATGGAATTACTAAAGAGAATTGTAAAAGAATATTTGGAAGAAAAACTTCTTTCAGAAGGTTTTAATGACGATGTAAATCCCGACTCTAAATACTACGCTTTCGATTGGGATGATAATATTGTTTATATGCCAACAAAAATTATCATTATGACGGAAGATGAAAGGGAAGTAGGTATGGGATCAGAGGACTTTGCAAAATACAGAGAAATGATTGGTAAGGAGCCATTTATTTATCACGGACACACTATAGTAGGTTTTGCTGACCAACCATTTAGACATTTTACAGTAAAAGGTGACAAACAATTTATTATTGATGCTCTATCAGCACCACCGGGTCCATCATGGAAAGATTTTGTAGAATGTTTGAATGGTGGATCAATTTTTTCTATAATCACAGCAAGAGGTCATTCCCCACAAACATTAAAAGAGGCATGTAAAAACTATCTTTTAATGAACTATAATGGGGTAAATGGAAATGTTTGTTATGAAAACCTTAAAAAATATAGAGATTTAACAGGTGAAGAATCCAATCTTTCTAAAAATCAACTTATAGACGAATACCTTGATTTATGTAAGTTTTATCCTGTAACATACGGAGAAGGATCTCTTCAGAATCCCGAACAAGGAAAAATCAAAGCATTAAAAGAATTTATAGGTTACGTAAAACAAATGTCGGAGAGTTTACAAGAAAGAGCTTTCTTCAAAAACGATGTTAAAAATTATTTTGTACCACAAATAGGTTTTTCTGATGATGACATCAAAAATATAGAAAAAATCAAAGGATTTTTAGATAAAGAATATCCAGAAGAAAGCCCGGTTAAAGTATTTCAAACAACCGGAGGAGAAAAAAAAGAAATAAAATAAAAAACTAGAGTATTTATAATAAAAATAAAACTAGTGTAAGAACTAGATAAGAAATAAAATAAACTGAATAAAAGTAAATAGAAAAATATGGCAGACTTACTAATGAAAATGCCGGTTCCTTATGAACCAAAAAGGAAAAATAGATTTATTTTAAGATTTCCATCATCGTTGGGTATTAACGAGTGGTTTGTAGAATCTACATCAAGACCACAAATTTCGATAAATCCAACAGAGATTCCATTTTTGAACACATCTACATTTGTGGCTGGAAGGTTCAACTGGAACACAATCAATGTTACATTTAGAGACCCAATCGGACCATCCGCTGCTCAGGCACTTATGGAATGGGTAAGACTCCACGCAGAATCCGTTACAGGCCGTATGGGTTATGCTGCGGGTTATAAAAAGGATATTGACCTTGAACTCCTCGATCCAACCGGCGTGGTTGTTGAAAAGTGGATTCTTCAAGGAACATTCCTAACTGATGTGAATTTTGACAGTTTGGGATACAGTGATGATGCTCTTGCTACTATCACAGCTACATTGCGTCCTGATAGATGTATCCTCGTCTACTAAACTACCGATAAAACATCGGTAATTGATATTGACTTAATAGTATTTCAGTTTATTTTAACCTCGGGACTATATCCCGAGGTTTTTTATTATGGATAATTCTAAAATATACGGTCAAGACAATTTTAATTTACCACACGATGTGGTTCCATTACCTTCACAAGGTAAGTTTTATCCTTCAGGAAAGAAAAGTTTGAAGGTTGGTTATTTAACCGCTTCAGATGAAAATCTTTTAATGAGTCAAAACTTAAAAGAAGTTAATACACTTATTACGAGCTTATTAAGAAGTAAAATTTATGAACCCGACATTTCACCAGAACAGTTGTTGGAAGGGGACGCCGAGGCGATATTGGTTTTTTTAAGAAATACCGCTTTTGGGTCTCAATACAAAATCAAAACTACGGACCCCAAAACCAAACAAGTTTTTGATGTTGAAATAAATTTGGATGAATTAAATTTTAAAAAACTTGAAAAAGAACCTGATAGTAATGGACATTATACAATCAAATTACCAAAATCAGGAAATGAAGTAAAAGTAAAACTTTTAACATTGGGAGATCAAATTAATTTGAGAAAAATTCGAGACTCGTATCCTCAAGGTATGGTTGCACCTGTTGTTACCAAAAGATTGGAGATGAATATTGTTGCAATTGACGGTGTTGATGACAGAAATGAAATTTCAAGGTTTGTATCTAACTTACCAATCGCAGATTCCAAGTTTTTGAGACAAGAATTAGAAGAATTAGAACCAAGATTGGATCTTAAACAACGAATATTAGCCCCGTCTGGTGAAGAGGTACATGTAAATGTAGCCTTTGGGGCTGAATTTTTTCGTCCTTTCTTCTGAATATAAGCAAATACAACTTAAGGAATTTTACTATTTGGTAAGAAACACTGCAATTACTTACCAAGACTTGATGATTATGCCTGTTTATGAGAGAAAATTTATGATAAAAGAACTATCAGAAGAGTTTGAAAGAGTCAACGAGAAGAGAAGACAAAAATCATAAATTACAAAATCATCTATTTATAAAATAAAAAATAGATGGCTTATAGTTCGCTGAGTTTTGGTAATAGTATTTCTGATATATTCAGAAAACACAATATTGTCAAAAACCTATCTCCATATACCGTAGAAGGGACTTTCTCAACACAAGTGAATGGAGAAAACGGAGTATTCCCAATCAATTTAAGGGATTCTGCTGTTAAAAATTCACAAGAACTACTCAAGTTATACCCCGATTATTTAGAAAAACAATACCTACTTAATTTTTTTGGACCGAGTGATGGATTTGGTCAACCAATATCAATACAAGATATACAAAACATCATTAATAATAGGGACACATATTATACCTTTGTTGCATCTTTTTATTCACTTCAAAATATTGTTCTTCAAACTAATCCATTTGGGTCTGATGGATCACTCTCTAATGATTCAAAATTAGCTCAAGTCTCCGCTGAAATACTTAAACAACAATTTCAATACAGGATTGGACAAGAAATTAGAGAAGAGACCTTCGGTAGAATCAATCTTTTAGATGCTCTATCTGATCCTTATGAGGCAACGGCGTTACTAACAGGTAATAGAACCTTAATTGAAAAAAATTGGCAAATTTCACAACCTGACAACTTGGTTGGAAAAGGGTTGGATCTTGTTTCAAGAATTACAGGGGTATATAGTCCTTATTCTTGGATTCCTGGTGATTATTTTGATGATTCCACACCCGTAACAGCCAATGAACAAACAACGGTTGGAGGTAGAATAGTAAATGACTTAAGACAGGCGATTTCTTCAGTAATTGGTTTTGGTAGACCCGAATTAGATCCATCATATAACTTTTTACAAAACACAGGTGGAGGGCAAAAATCCACTTTATTTAGAAATCTAGAATTCAACAAATATAGACCTGAATACAGGAGTTCACAAGTTCAAGCCGCTCAAACTTTATTAGGTCAAGGTATTCAATCAATAGCCGAACTTGGAAGGGCTTTAGGAGGAACACAACCGCCTGCAGGTCAATACTATCTAGGAACACAACAAACACCAATCCCGAATCTTGTTGCACCACCAAACGACCAACCATCAGGTATGGACGGTGTTCCTGTATATGGATATAGTATTTTAGGTATTACATATGAAGGTGAGGGATTAGACCAAACCTTTAAGTTTGGGTTGGGTGGTAGGTCGTATTATAATCAGGGTGACTTACAAGGTGGATTTTCTTGGGTTGGGTCAAATCAAACAGGACCTGGTGTTTTTGTAGGACCAAATGGAACTACATTCGGAGGAGGTGCGTCTGCCACTTTTGGGGGAACTGTATCTGAAGGATTTGCTTTTACCAAAGACTCTATTTTAGATAAAACACAACAATTAGTTCTATCAAATCCTGGTGGAGGAAAAGGGTTTCAAAGTATTGGTAATGCAATCAATCAAGTTTCAAAAATATTCAATGATGGATATAAGGAGATCACCAAAGGGTCAAAAGTCATAAAATATGTAGATGACAATGGGATATCAAGAGGTGAAGAATATTGTAGAATTTTTACCAAAGATCAACCTTTTAATACAATGGAAAGGTTACAGAAAAAAACTCGTAATATCAGAGGTTTTTCATATTCTAATTTGGACGCTCCTTATAATTTAAACATAACACCTTACAGAGGTGCTGATGCCACAAATTTAACAAATGAAGGTGTAAAAAAATATATGTTTTCATTGGAAAATTTAGCATGGAAACCTTCCAAAAAGAAGGGATTCACGGTTCAAGATTTACCACTTTGTGAGAGAGGTCCGAATGGAGGACGAATTATGTGGTTTCCACCATATGATTTAACATTCAGTGAAAGTATATCAGCAAGATGGAATTCTACGGATTTTATAGGTAGACCCGAACCCATATATACATATGGGAATGCAAATAGAAGTGGAAATTTGTCCTTCAAAATTGTAGTCGACCATCCTTCTGTTTTAAATTTGGTGGTTGATAAAGTATTGAAAGGGCAAACTGCGGAGGAAACCAACTCAATCTTGGACTCTTTCTTTGCGGGATGTAAGGAATATGATTTGTACGAGTTGGCTGAAATTTATAACACAATACCGCTTAAAGAACTACAACAGATTCAAGTAATTTTAAACGAAACTACAGACACTACAACAATAGAAACAGTAACGGAGATATTACCACCTGAACAACCTATAGTACCGACAGCACCTGAACCTGCGGCTCCGGTTCAAACTGATGATCTTACAGAAGACACTGCGGAAGTTGACATAAGTATCGAACCGAGTGATTTTAAAGTATATTTTAGAAACGATTATCCAAAACCAAATACAACACCAAATTTTCAAGATTTACTTCCAGAATATTTAGCAAAACAATCCGAATATGCAAATGGTAGTGGAAATGCAAATTCCGTTAATAATTTCTTTAACACAGAAATAAAAGATGATGTTGATCAATTAAAGAAAGTTGCTGTTAGAATAAACGAACTATGTAAGAATGGTATTACTGTTAATATGAGTTTGATTGGTAACACCTCATCAATTGCTACTTCAGACTATAATTTGGGACTTTCAAATAGAAGAATAGATTCTATTGAAAAATTCTTCAAAGAATATAGTGGTGGAACTTTGAATAATTTCGTAGATAACTTTTTTAAAATAAATAAAACACCCGCAGGTGAAACAAACTC